GAAGGCGTAGATTCTGTCACGACTGCCGCCCTCGCTCCGAGTGCCGCTGCTCCAGAGCCTCACGGACCGTATCCGACGCACGGACAAGCTCACCCGCCAATTTGTCGTTGATGAGTTTGTTGATCTCTCGCAGCTCAGTTTCCATACGGTCCGCCCGGGATCGTTCGATGACCGCCACGGCGTCGGCACGCTCGATGGCCGCCTTGTGCGTGGCCTCGATCCGAGCGATCTCCGCGGCGTGTGCCGCTTCGAGACGCACGGTAGCCGCCGCGCTGGATTGCTGCACAACATTGAACAGCCGCCACGCCACGGCGATGAACAGAGCCGCTACCGCGCCGACCGCGCCGTACTGGAGAAACGGGTCACTGGTCACATCGGCCGCAGCCTGCCACACAGCCTAGGCCTTGGCGCGGCGGGAAGATGCCTTACTCGGCTTGTCGATCAGGCCCGCGTCCGCGGCGATAGATTCTGGCACCACGTACGTCCGGCGAGTGCCGCCGGAGTCGACGACCACGCAATCCGGGCCGCCGACCTCGTGCAACGCGGTCAGCGCCTGGCCGCGGACCGTGTGATCGGCGAACGCCAGCTCAGCGATGCCATCCTGGATATCGACCTCTATACCGTGCGCCATAGTCTCTTCTCCTATCCGATGGTGACGGCCGCGACGAAGCACTCATAGCCCACGACAACGACCTGTTCGGCGATGGTCGCCAGCCGATTGGTCGCAGGGTCCAGAGTGGTGATGACGGTCGCCGGGTAGCGCCACAGATACAGCTGCCCGGTGGCGATGAGGGTGTTACCGAGTACATCCCCGTACCCGCCGCCGAATGCGTAATTGTGACCCAACGGCGATTTGTACACCGGCCCGGACTGGTTCGTCCACCGCAGCGTGGACGCTTCCGCGGCGAATCGGCGACTGGCATGGATCACTCCGAGACTGCCGGTCGCGCCCAGCTCCTCTTCCAGCAGTCCGATACCGTCCACGAGCGTCGGCGCGGTGCCGGGACTGACGCCCTCCATCAACCGCGTGGCGAAGTCCGATTCGACGAGCAGACGTTCTTTCAGGGTGAGCGTCTGGAGTGCGAGAGCCTGAGATTCCTCCACGGGCTCTTGCGGATCGCACTCGTCATAGGCCCAGGGCAGCAGCGGCTCGAAGACCAGATCGGTGGTCGGCCGGTCGCCTTCCTTCTTGGTGTCGTCCGGGGGCGCGGCGCATGGATCAGAAGGCCAAGTGCCGTAGCTGTCGGAGCAGTTCACCGGCAAAATGATGGCTCCGCCGAACACACGCTGATCGTTGTCACTCGGGTTGGGGATGTCGAAGACGTAGCTGGCCGCGTCGTACAGCCCGAAGCCCGCAGGGGGCGAGGGAAGCGCGCGGAAGACGAACGGGGGTAGCGGGCTGCTCACGCGACGCCTCCTATCGAAGGTGGATGGGACCGGACCCCCGGGCCTGTTGGGACCAGGCCCGGGGGTCCGCGTGGGCTAGCTGCGACCCTGCGTGGTCGTCGACACCGCCAGCGTGCCGCCGGTCAGGCCCGTGCTGTCGACCACGATCGCAGGCACGTTGACCCCCGCGTATGCCCCGCCGAAGGTGAGCACGACGGGAGTACCCGGCAGCGCACCGCCGGTACCGACGATATCGCCGGGAGCCACGGTGCTCAGCGCATTCAGCGCTGTGATGATCGTCGATGCCGACGCGTTCCAGGCCAGCGCCGTGGTGGTCTGCCCCTCGAACATCAGCGTGAATGTACCGGCAGTGATCGTGCCGGACGCCGTCGCGAGGCTCTGAACCTCGTTCACAGCGGTAATCGAATTGCACACCACGGTCTCGCGCGCGCCGATCGCGCCACTCGGGCAGATCGGGATCTGCACATTGAGCGACTTGTAGCAGCGCCGTGCCACCGCGATGGCGTCCTCGGTGAACATCCGGGTATAGCGGTTGACTTGCAGTTGCTCTTTCGGATACATGACCCCCAATTCAATGACGTTGCTCAGCGCGCGGAACCAAGCCCCGGCCGGGTAGAGCAGCACGTTGACCAGGTTCGGCCACGTCATGGTGGTGATGTTGCCGGGCTGCCCAGCGTCACGGGTCTGCCAGTCGCCGACGAATTGCATCGTGATGTTCCGGACCGAGAACCAGGACCCGATCTGGGCGTCCGTCACGGCCTTGGTGTCCACGCCAGCCATCATCGCCAGATCGGCGCGGATGACCTCATACAACCAGCTCGGTGCCACGCCCTCGATGAGTGCGGTACGGCCCAGGCCGCGATCCAGGCGCAGGTTGACCGCCATGAGGGCGATCGAGTTGAGCACCGCGCTGGCCGTACCGATCAGGGTGTTACCCGGCATCGCCAGCGCGGTGGAGCCACTGACCATGTCGTTGATCGTGCGACGCGACAGCGCCCGGAAATGCTCCTGGGTCAGCTCGGCCATGAACTTCTCGATCAGCTCGGGCCAGCCCTGCGTTTGCAGGATGCCCGCCTCGACGCAGTAGCCGACCGCGCTCAGCCGGATCTCGGTGAAGGTGTCGACGCACGGGATGTCGACGCAGCTCTTGATGGCGGTCGGATTACCTTCGCCGTCAACAGCTTCGAGCTGGCTTTCGGTGAAGAACCACTCGAAGGAGTCGAAGATCGAGGACATGTCCGGCTCATCCGGCCAGCGCACACCACCGCGACGGATCGTGATCTCCGGCAGTGACACGAGATCGGTCGCCGCCGGGACATCACAGAAGGTGTACAGGGTCTCCGACGGCGCGCACCAGCCGCCCGCCGCGGTAAGGCTGCCGTCCATAGCGAACTCGGGCCTACGCCACTGATCGACGCCGGTGGCCCGCTCGATCTCGCGGACCAGCTCGTGAGAATCCTCGATCTCGTTCAGGGTCCGCGCCAGACGGCCCAGGGTCAGACCGGCGAACTGGCCGGTATTCGGGCGATTGGATCGCACCCGATTGCCGGACCGGACGCTGTCCAGGCCCTGTGCCAGCTCCCGGAACCCGACGTAGCCCGGCTTGTAGCCGGGGGCCTGCGGATCCATGGTGAAGCCGAAGTCGCCGGTTTCCTTGCGCCGGGCGATATCCGGGGCCTTGCCCTTGCTCAGGCCCCGGTAGCTCACCGGGCGGCGCGCGCCGGTCGAAGCAACGACCACATCCGTCCCCGCGGCGTCCTTGGTCGCCCCTTCGGCCTCAGCGATGACCTCAGCTGCCGCGGCGGGATCTGCACCGGCGTCCGGATCGGCCTCCCCGCCGTCCTCCCCAGCGTCCTCGTCGTCCTCGTCGGTGGCCGCCTCGCCGCCCACCTTCGCCAGCAGACCCGCGATCTTGTCGTTGCGCTCGTCCTCGGCCAGCTGAGCAACACCGGCGGCGGCGTCGATGGTCTCGATCGCCCCGACGAGGAACTCCAGGTATTCGAGTCCCTCATCGTCGGGTACCGCACCCGCGGCGATCTCGGTCTTGATCGTCTCGAATGCACCCAGCGCGCTGGTGCGCAGCTCGGTCAGATCGGCCAGGCCGGTGGGCAATTCCTCCGGCAGCTGAAACTTCATGATGGGTCTCCTACCGCATCGGGCAAACGTCAGTTACCAGATCGCCCGCGAGGCCCAGAGCCATGCCGTAGCCGATCAGCTGGCAGCGACACTAGCCGCAGGCTGTGCAGCGGAACTACGGTCAACGATTCGCCTGACCGTGCCCCCGCCCATACGCCGCATCTCTTTGCGGACCTCCAGCATGGTCAAATACGTCTTCTCTTCGCCGCCGCCGGGCGCAGTGAGCCCGTACGTGTAGACCGCACCCGCATTCCTGCGCGCCTTGTTGCCGCCGCACCCACAACCCATGTCAGCTCCCGCCGTCGATCTTCGCGATCAGCTCGCGCGCCGTCTTGATATTGTGCTTCCCGATGATCGCGCGCGCCCGAGTGCTCCGCAATTCCTCGGCTCGCAGCTCGGACAGGATCACCCGGGCGAACCCGCGCATGGCCTGCTCACTGAGCACTGCACCCGCCGCGCTCTCCCGGCACGGGCCGAGCGCGGCGACGAGCGAAAGCGGGCGATCATCCACATCGGTCGCGCCGCTGGCCACGATCGGGAATCCGGGCGTGTTCACTGCCAGCGCGGCGACGAGTTCAAGGTTGCCGCCGACGAGCCGCCAGTCACCCGAGAGCGGCGCGGCGATCCCCTTGACGATCTGGTCATCGGTCGCGCCGGGGGCGGGTACGCCGGAGAACCAGATCCCATGGGCGTCCTCCCCGATGTGGACCAGGGCGAAGCAAGTACCGGTGTCGTCGTAGTGCGCCACCGCCGGGCCAGCACCCAGAGCAGCCGCGGCATGGCCACCGCCGACCGTGAGCCGTCCGACCTTCGCGCTTTTGTCATCGTCGGTGCGCACCGGCGGGGAGGTGTGGAACCAGCCGTAATCGGTCATGCTGTGGGGAGCCATCACGCACCGATCCTGGATACCGGTGTGACACGTATCCCACGCGGCCAGGTGGCCTTGTATCCGGCCGGACGCCGTGATATGCGGCAGTGTCGGCCCGTCGAAGCCGGGATCGGTGAAGTATGCCGCGGGGTAGGTGGGCACCTCGAAACGTGCCGCGGCTGCCGACGCGACAAGCATCGAGATATCCGATCCGCGATCGACCATATCGCCGATACGGATCGAGGTCTGACCGAACGCCGGGGTGCTGACCAGGGTAGCGGCCATCAGTTTGGCCGCCATGACGACCTGGGTCAGCTTGGCGTCCATCGGCAGATCCCAGAGTTCATCCTCGGTGATCGGCTTGCCGTTCTCGTCCCGCAGCTCCCAGGTCACATCGCCCAGATCGACGGACGGTCCGGTAACGCCGTGCTCGATTTGCAACGCGGCCTCGTCGGCTTCGGGGGTGTCGAGCAGGTATCCCTCGCCGACGAGGTCCGCACCTTCGATGTGCGATCCCTCGATCACGCCCACGGTGAACGAGTTGTAATGGCCCTCATCGGTCTGCTTCTGCCACAGCAGCGGCAACGGGAAGTCCCGGAAACTCAGACGGATGTCGGGGGCGAACATCCGGCCGTCGTCGGTGGGCACGCCGATCACGGCCAGCGTGCTCGTGAAACTGCGGTACAGACCCATGGCGGTCATCGTCCCATCCGGTGATGCAGCGATCAGGCCAACGTCACCGGTCGTGCTGACGAACATGTGGCACCGGCAGTTCGCCGTGTTCTCCGGCGAGCCGAGTGGGTCCCCCGGAAAGCGCAGCAGCTCGCCGCCCACGGTGAACGCCCGGCCGAACGGTCGGCGCTGCCCGTTCGCCTCCGTATGCGCCGGGCGCGTGTGCGTGTCCAGGATCGAGTGCCAGGACTGCTCCAGGTCGTGCCCGGCGGCAACGGCGAACGCGCCCGCCGCAGACACTCCGGCGTTGAGCACCGGTGTGCTCTGGGCGCGCCCGATCTCCTGCGCGATGTCGTCCCACTCGCCCGCGGCCAGCGCCTTGCGGACCGCGGTCCGGTCCGCCGCCTTGGTCACGATGCCGTGCGCCCGGCCGACGACGTCGGTAATCCGTCCACGGAGTCCTTCGGTGAAGGACCGCACGACCGCTGTGATCTGTGGCGTCCGGGTGGCCTGCTCGTGCACTGCGGCGGAGTCGATACCCAGCCGCTTATCGAGCACGGCCCGGGCACGCGCCTGGAGAGAATCCAGGCTGGGTAGCCCGGGCATGTCGAAACGCAGCAGGCCCGCGGCGATGTCTCCGGCCGCCAGCACGCCGCCGGACAGCGCCGAGAACGCGTCGCCGATCGTGTCGGCCATGATGATGCCGATGCCGTACACGATCACGGCATCGACGAGGTAATCCCACTGGTGCGCAGCGTCTCCGGCCGCGGAGGTGTCAGGCGGGGGCTCGACAGCCGCGGCCCGGAGCACCGCCGCCTCGGTGCTGGGCAGCCACAGCTCCAGGCAGATCTCCGCCAGCTCCGACACGGCGCGCTCGGTAGCCATGTGCGTAGCCAGCGCTCGCGCCGTGCTGGGCGGGTATGCCGCCATCGGTGGTGACTACTTGCCGCGGGGGCTGGCCGGAGTCGCCGCCTTGCCCGTGCCGGTCGAGCGGACCGCCGACGCCGCCGGGGCCTTGTGACTGGCCATGTTCGCCGCCGGGGCACCTGTATGCGCAGGCATCCCCTTGCGGGTGGTGCTGGCCTGTGCGCCGTGCTGTTCGGGGGTCATGTGGTGGCTGTCGCCCGACGCCAGCGGCGGTGCACCCGCGGTCGGGTAGCCGGGCGACGACGGGGCCTTGTTGTTGTTCGGGCTGGTCATGTTCTCTTCTCCTGATTAGAGGTTGGGCATAGAGGCCAGCATAGATCCGGTGATGACCGGCGGGCTGGCCGTAACCAGCGCTATCGCGCTCACCCCATGGACAACCGACCGGAAACGACCGGGCTCCAGGCCGATGTCCACCAGATCGGAATCGGTCATTCCGGTATTCCATCCCTTGATCAAATCAGTGACCTGATCCATCTCTACCGGGCCGAGCACGGTATGCGCCAGCTCGATGGGGACACCACGGAACTCCGCGGCATTTGAGCGTGTGCGTCGCCGCTTCGCCGCCAGCTCCAATGCACGGTTCACGCACAGCCTGGCCACGGTCATCCCGGCCGCGGAGACCTGCGGCGCGGCCTTCTCGCCCTTGTCGCCCATGGGCGGCCCGGCGGCAGGCTCCTGCTGAGGTGACGGCGCGTCACCCGGTTGCGCCGCCCCGGGATCTCCGCCTGCGACGCCGATAGCCGGGGCGGCGGCCTGTTCCGGAATCAGCTCGGCCAGCTTGCCGGTCAGCAGCTGGCGCAGGATCGGCTCGAAGATCGGGAGGTTGACCGCTGGATTGTTCGCGATTCGGTCCAGCATCATTTGGAGCCATCCGTCTGTCGACTCCAGGTCATAGCCGTCGTCGACTTCCAGGCCGAGGTAATCGCGCAGCGATGCACTGGACAGCGCGCCACGGTCGTACGCCGTCTGAGCAGCATCGCGCTTGTCCGGATCTTGGGTCAGGTCGGTGCTGTCGTACCAAATCACGTACTTATCAGGGTCAATGCGCTCCTCGATCAGCGCAGGCCGCAGCACCTGCTCGGTCAGCGCGCTGACGATCATCTCGACTACGGGCACGATGTGCACCTTGACGTCGGTCTCTTCGATTTGCCAGGCACTCCAGTGATTCGAGTTACCGCCGACGCCCAGAAGCCGTTCCGGGCTGACGTCCAGGCCCATCGCCAGCCGCCGCACCGCGGAGTCTCGCGTAGTCAGCGCTGTGGTGGGAACGTCGGACGCAGCCCGGACCCATTGCACGTTCTTGATCTGGTCACCCGGCGCGCTCGCGATCAGCGGCAGCGTCGCCGCGACAGAGTCCGGATCCTTCATTGCCGCCGTGGCGACGTCGTACAACAAGTCCTGGAACTCCTGCGCCGAGGCGTGCATCCCGACCATCAGCGGAGCAGGCGCGTCGGGATCTGCGCCGCCGGGCGGAGTCGGGACAGGCATCGCTTGCTGAGGCAACGAGATCTCCTGCGGTACGAAGATGATCCCGTTACCGATCAGCCTGGATTTGCTGGCGTTGTCGATTGCCGCCGTCGCCCGCACGATCTCGTTGAGCGCTTCGCGGTTGGTGTAGACCGGGCTCGTCGGCAACCATGCGGTGCGCGGATCCTCGTCCCAGACTCTGAACATCAGATCTCTGGATGGATCGAATGTATGGCTCATGCCGTCAGGCAGCAGCAGCGTCACGTCTGTGGCCCCTGCGCGAATCTCCGAGCGGTCGAATACGAACCACTGCTCGGGCTCATCGGAGCGCACCGCGGCGGCGTCCGGCGTTGCGGATATCGCACTCTGCTCCCGGGCGGGATTGCGCACCAGCATCGCTATCCAGCACTCGCCCGGGACGGACAGCACGTAGGCGACACGGCGCAACAGCTTGGCCGCGCCCAGGCCACTGCCGCCGATACCGTTGATGATGTCCTGGACGCGGACGCCTTCCTCGGTAGGTTCACCTGTGGCATTCAGGTCTACCCCGCCGGTCGGCATCCCGCGGTCGTCCAGCTCGCTGGCGATCAGGCGGCAGCGGCTGACCGAGCTGGCCCGCCAGCGGACGTAGTAGTCCAGCTCGCCGACCTGCTTGACGTAGGTCCACGCCTGGTTCTGCCAGTCGGCAGCCGCAGTGGACGTACCGAACGATCTCTTGAACGCGCTGGCGTCCCGCACAGGCGAAGACGCCGCCGTCAGCGTTTCGCGGCGCGCTGACCGGCGGCGTATGGAGACCCTGGACACGGTGCCACAGTATCGGCGATCGGTGCAGGTACCGGACTACTCGGTGATCTCTATCTCTACTTCGTCATCAGCGTCCAGCCGGGACAGCATGCCCGTGATATAGCTCGCGGCCAGGGCGAGCAGCCCCGCCTCCGGCCAGCTCCGATGTGCCATGAGCACCGCGACTGGAGTAGAGGCAGCGGCCACCCAGATCGACACGCACCACATGCAGTTCACCAGGTAGCTGATCATGTGACCCTCGCCGAAGTGGCGCACGATCGCAATACGGACATCTTCAGTGATCCGGTCCATAGCGATCAGACGGGTTACTCGCGCGACGGCGAGCACCCATCCGATAAGGATCAGGATGTCCCACATGAACGCTCTCCGTTCGGTGTCAGCTTCTTGATCCACGATATCTTGTTCTTCAATCCACGGTATTCACTGGGAGAGCTAGTGATCATCAAGGGTATTCCGGTATCCGGATGTCTGAATTTCAGATGTCCTCCCGATACGCCTACGTACTCCCATCCGTTATCCAGTGCATAGATGACGTCCTCGCGTCGTTTCGCGCGGCCAAGTTTGCGTGCCATGATTCATTCCTCTCGATATCCGCCCGCCAGCAGTGCCGTCATATCGTCTGCTGCCAGCAGTGCGTGATGGTCCAGGCCGATGTCCAGGCCGGGGCACACCTCCGGCCGGACGAGGTGTACCGTCTGATCGGCTACAGCCGCCGTCTGCTCCGCCGAGCAGTACGGCGTACGGACCTGGACGAAACCACGGCGGCCTTCTGCCGCCATGGTCGCTACGCCTATAAATTCCTCGGACTGGAAATTGGCCGGATGCACTTCAGGGTATTTCCGGATCTCTTTGCCCAATGAGGCCACAGCGGCTTCATCGGTCTGCACCTGAAAGCACAAATGCGCATGGCAGTTGTGATTGATGATCGTCGGTATGGATTCCGCGATGCTCTTCTGAGTGAGGTAGAACGGCAGGATGCCGACATTACGACCTAGCCGTGTGATATTCGCGCAAGTGTATGCATTGGACGCCACGGTGGAATTGCGGAACTCCATCTCATAATCACCCCCCGCTTTCACCTGCTCGAAGAACATATGGCATTCATCGACGACCGGGACAATCAGCGGCCATTCAGGCGTCGGGCCGACGTCCCAGAAGTTCCGTACCCCCAGGCTCTGACGGATGGTAGCCGCGCGCATGGCGCGTATCCGTTCGATCTGCTTGATCCAGCCATTGAAGCGCGCCGGATCATTCCCGATAACGGACACGGCTCTTGGCGCGATGTCCAGGTAATCTCCCTCACAGCCGGTCGTGGTCTTACCGTCCGCGATCAGAAACACGACGCTGTCACTCGGTGCGAGCCACGACAGCATGCCCAGGATGAACGAGGTCTTGCCGCTGTTGGGTAAGCCCGAGATTGCCACACCGCTGCCGTTGTGCAGACGGATACGCGCCTGGTCGCCGAATCCGTCGAATCCCGCAGGGTAGTAGCGCAGGTCGGCCGGGGGCTTGCCGGTCGGTACGAAGTCGTGCCGCTCGATGAGCGGATCGCGGCGCACCGCACGTACCCGGATGCGGTTGGGCTCGATCGGCTGTACCGAGACCCGCACCATCTCCCATTCATTGGAGAGGGTCTCGGCGCGCTCGGCGAAATCGCGAAGCTTCACATTCGGCACCAAGCGCACGTCCGCTGTGATGCCGTACGGATCGTACTGGATCTTGCACAACTTCGGTGTGCGGATCTTGGCGGCCCCGCCGCGGCGGTTTCTGCCCGCGCGCATGTCACGTTTGCGCGGCATTTTGTCCTCGGTGTACAGCCCGATCAGCCGCATGAACGGCCGCCATCTGCGAGCGATCAACCTCGATGCCCGATATGTCGTCCGCAGATCCGGATCCCGCAATGACCAGTACCGCAGCCCGTACCCGTGAGCGTGCATCCTCACGTACGCAGTTCCCGCCGCGGCCAGCGTCACGGCGGACTCTAGTCCCACCGGCACCATGTTCCCTAGCGACATACTCCATCCCTTCCCGCGGATGTGCTCACCGGCGAGCGGACGCCCGCCGATGCATCGCTGAGATAGTGGCCCCGAAATCGACGCCGCGAAGCTCTGCGATCCGGAAACCGACGAGCACGTCGCCGCGGCCGCTGGTGCCGTACACGGTGATCTGATCGTCGGCGTCACGGGTGGCCTCGACGAATTCGAAAGCCCCACCGCGGGTCCGGACCTTGAACAATACCCCGCGAGACAGGGTTCCTCCGCGAGGCAGCGTTACGGAGTGCTCAATCGCGCGAGTCATCACGCACCAGCCGGAGGTGGGGAGGCAGCGGGACAACGACGTGTTCCGGCGACATCAGGACCATGCGGGTAGCCTGCACCGCGGCGGCCAGGATCGTATTCGCCGTGATGGGCGAGCTGGACAAGTTGTCCAGACCCGGCAGCACGGCCACCTCGTAGCCGTTCTCGTCGGCGGTGGCCACGTAGTACGTGCCGCGCAGCCCATCGTAACGTCGCAGCGTTGTGGGGTAATCGACGCCCAGACGCACCCAATTGCCCTGAAGCTCGGTGAACGTTTCGTACATCGTGCGCCGGTAGTGCGGGTCGAGTGCCATGGAATGTCCTTCTCGTGGTGGGCGGCGGTTTGGATTCACAATACCCTACATCAGGGTAAATCGGCGAGCTTCCGGAGCAAGGTGAACGCCAGGTCTTGGCCTGCGGCCTCGAACAGATCGCGCACCGCCGAAGCGTCGCCGTCATGCCGGGCAGGGTCGAAGGGGAAGTTCTCGGCGGCCGCGATAACGGATGTGCCGTCGCCGGTGCGGTATTCGAGAACCAAT